AGTTGAGATCGACCTTAAAGTATGGTCTCGACTAGGAGTCAGCGCGGCAAATCTTAGTATCATGGAAAAGCAGTCAATCGTCACCATTTATGGTGGAACTGATACTTTGAAATTAACATGTTCTTCGGGACGTGCTAATAAAGGAGAGTACTCCCATGACATTATCCACACTTGTACCACTGTTAGTGGGTGGAGCGGTTCACCTTTGTACCACAAAGGTTCAATCGTCGGAATCCACGCAGGATCTAAAACTCTGGGTGTCGTTAATCGCGGCGTGAACGTAGGAATGATCTTGGCAATGCCGATATCCCATAAATTGGAAACGGTGTTTTCCGAGATATCTAACACTCGCATAAATGAAGATGAAGCTTATGATCGTGATTATGACTTCATCGATGTTGAAATCATCGGACGTGGTCGTATCGGGATAGGTCGAGGGGAATTTTATATCCCTGATCCCCGACGTATTGAGAGAGATCTCGATACCATTCACCAGTTCGAAGAAGGTGTTAGAACATCAGGAAAGACTCTCTGGGCAGATGATTTAAGCGGTGATACTGTTTGGAACCCGCTAGATGATATAGCCCGAGATCCTTTCTTTAGCTCCTACCGTAGTAACTTAGAGACTCTCCCAAGATATTTAAAGGCTTCCTTTGCTAAAGCTGAAGCGCCGAAAATGCGCACGTTAGAAGCAAAAGAGAGCCATTTAAACTACCAAAGGGTGGAGGCGCCTGTAAAGCGCTCTCCACCCTTATCTCTATTGGAGAGTACGAATGGGACAAGTGTGAACAACTTGCCGCCTCAGGAATGCCAATGTTTGAAGTTGGCAGATCGGGTGTCAAATTTAGAGAAACTAATAGAAAAGCTCCTAGTGTTGCAGTCCTCACCGCAACCAAGGAGTTCCCAGAACTCGCAAATTTCGGATGGCCCGAGCGAGGCTCCCAAGCCGAACTCGGATCCCTCTTGCTCCAGGCCAGTCGCTACAAAGAAACCCAGGCACCGGAAAACCTCCGGAAAGCCTGTGACTCCCTCAAGCGGAAATATCCAAAAGCAAGAGCCCGAGCCTGTTTGCGAGGGGAAAATTGGGACCACCGCGACATCGCGGAGGAGGTTGCGAAGATCTGCGAAAGCAACGTCAACCTCAAAGCCTCCCCCGGTGTCCCACTAAGTATGTTTGGACAAACAAACGGTGAGGTTCTTGGAACCCACCTCGAGTTTGTCATGTGGGCTGTGACTCAGCGAATAGAACTATTAAGTCGAATAGATTTAGTCAGTAGCAACCAGACTCCTAAGGAATTAGTTGAAGCAGGTTTGTGTGACCCCGTTAGACTCTTCGTTAAACAAGAACC